GCTTGGCGAGTTTCGAAACGTAGGATTTCGACCAACCGTTGCGCGCGGCGAACTCAGATTTGCTAAGGTGCGTCATGCTCAAATATCCAGTTCACCCAATGAATACGGGGGGTTAACCAGTTCACCGCAGTTCACTAAGCTGGTGAACCAGCCGCTAACGCAGAAGCGCGGGTTTCCCGTCCCGTACCCCGGCCATATCGCCAGGGTCCCCGCCCCCACCGGGGGCACTGGTCGTGTAAGTGACCTGGCTCGTCGTGCCGAGGAGACATCCGAATCCTGATTCTTGAACATGGCCACTCCTCACACGTGAAATCAAAGTGCTAGCATCGCCTGGTCCTTCCCCCGCAGAAGGCAGGCCGAGGAAGGACTCCCTCACCAATCGAAAGGATGAAAGATGGCTAAGTATAAATTCGCTCACGTTCGTGAGCAGGGACAGGACATGATCATCGTGCCTGTGGACTCTTCATTCGGAAGCAAATCCAGCTCCGACCAACAAGAGTTCGTTGCGGCTTTCGAGTTTGCTGTTAACACAGCTGGTCTCGCTGGTCATGCCGTTGCAATTTGGAAGAGCGGGAACCGTATCGGCTTTGTCGCTCCGCCTAAGTGGCACGCCTTCTTCCAATCCCCTGGGATCTGGAACATGGTTGCCGCAAACATCAACCGAGAGATCACGCTTTAACAACGCGTCGATATCCTCGGTGCTGACTACCATCGCCAGATCAGCTTCATCTACGTGCTTCGCTTCTGACTTCGCCTGATAGAGAGCGGACTCAAGCGCCACGATGATCCTATCCAGCGTGCCATCCCGGCGGTGCGAAAGACTCGTCAAGCCGCCGGTTTCAGTTCTGACCCACAGCAGCTCTTGCGCTTCACCAAAAACACGAACTTGCATGACCAGATCTCCTTCCTACAGTGCAGAGTCGGTGTTAGATGACGTCGTCTGGCAAACCCCAAGCCGCTTCGCTGCCCAACGCTCGTAGAGGTTGATCGCAACGTCGGCGCCGGCCATCGCAGTCAAGCAACCAACCGCTGCTGCCGCCCAGACCGAAACACCGAGGGCGTACAGCAGCATGTTGGTCGCTACCCCGCAGGTGACGCAGGCGCCCGATCGTAACGCCAGCCGTCTGACCAGCCCCCAACCGCGAGCACCCGCCTTGTCGGCCCGCCACATCTCGCCCGATACACCGCCGACCAGAGACAGAACGATCACCATCCAGATCGGTATCTCGGCTAACGCTTGTTGCTCGCTGTTCATGTAAGCCTCGTTGGCAAAGCACGGCGCCAGAAACAGAAAACCCCGCCAGATGGCAGGGTTCTCAGTGCACCGATAGATCGGGGCGGGTTGCACAGCACGGTGCTTGTAGGGGAAGCGCCTAAGCGCACTTTTCATATCGTGGCGCCTTTTTACCGGCTAACTGCAAAACCGAACAGAGGCTATTTTCGGTTCGCCGCATTGACGCTACTTCGGCGCACCCTCGGCGCAGCCACGGCGCATTCCGACCCGACGAACGGTATTGCTTCGATACGGTCCGGAACGCGCAATGATGATCCTGACCACCTGCAGGTGCAGCGCATCAAGCCAGTTCCAGTAGGTGCGCTCAGCATCCTCTGCCAGGCCGACCTCCCTCATCTGCTCGCGAATGGGAGCACCATGCACATAGCGGAATCTGGCCAACCGCGCCAGTACCTCACCCCGATCATCACGGCGCTCCAGCTCGGCAACCGCAGCGTCGACTTCGGCGGCGGCGCGATCCATACCTAAACCACCTGCCGGGATACTGGACCCGGTAGCACCGCCGCGAGGGGCTGCGCCCTTCCACTGCATGATCGTGCCCATCTGGCTACCCACGCCGGCCTCTAGGCCAAAGCGTGCCCGCTGCTCAGCCCAATGGCGCATGAGGTCATCAACATCCTTTTTCATGAGTGAAATACCCCGCAAACCGCAACCCAACACGTATTCAGCCGACCCAACACAAACCCAACACAATTAAAAACCAATGAAATCAATGTATTAATAAAAAGTGTGTTGAGTGTGTTGGGTTTGTTGGGTATTTCAGTCCTCGCATAGAGTTTTTTTCTGGCAGTGATGCAGGGTTGAGAAATCACGCGCATGCGCGCGCGCGCGGAAAAACCCAACACACCCAACACACATTGCCGCCAAACCACTGATTCCGGGGCTTCTGCCTGTGTTGAGTTGGCCAACCGAACCCGACACAAACCCAACACACCCAACACACTTATTAAGGTAGTCATGCGGCAAGCACCCTTTTCACATGGTCCCAGCCATCCACGTTCCACCCAGCCAGCTTTGCCCTGGCGCGCCACTCGACGACGTTCTTGCCCAGCTCGGCCGACTTCATGGATGGGGGCAGGGAAGGATCGCCATCGCTCGGAAAAAAGAACGCAGCGAACCGCCTTTGATTGCCATCAGTCCACGGGATGGCCCGCGTCTTCTCAACCTTGGCACTCACCATCAACGAGAATTTTGTTTGGCTCATAGCGTTCTCTCGATTGTGCGAGCACCACTCGATGAACATCGCGTAGATGTCCGTGGTCAGGGCGCAGCCCCACAGGCCGTTGCCAAGCTCGCCAGCGCGCCATAGGTAGAAGAAGGTCTGCCAGGCTGTGCGGCTCAGCTCCACCAGTCGTTGCCGCGCCTCAGTCTTGGGTGGTCGGGTGCGCTGGTTGAACTCGCCTAGGTCAACTTCCAGCAACCAGCCGTACAGCGCCGCAACGCCGCCATTGGCCAGCTCTTTGCTGATCGCCTTCTGCCGGCCAGGCGGCAGCGTCTCCAAAGGCCACATGACCAGCATGCGGCGGTCGTCTTCGCTGATCGGCCAGGGCATGATCTCGTTGCTGAGGAACGCCGAGTTCATGTGGTTGGCTTCTTCCCAGCCGTTGATGAACTTCGATTCCATGCGAACCGTCTTGCCGGTGATCATGTGCTTGATCTTGCCCACCTGGTTGTATCGCTGGTCGCGACTGACCACTTCCTCAAAGACCGCCCACAGCTTCCTGCTCTGCCAGGCATTGAAGTTGCCCTCAAGCTGCGTCTGTCCGACCGTCGCGCCGTACTGGCCGTAGAGTTCGCCCATCACATCCGCAAACATCAGGCTCTTGCCCGAGCCTTCCATCGTGGAATGGAACAGCACAGCGGTATCCATCTTCGCGCCCATGTTCTGCAGTGGGTAGGCCAGCCACTTGATCAGCCAGTCCAGCGCCTCGGCATCGTGGTTGCACAAAAAGCTGATCAGCCAGCGCAGGTTCTCGCACGCTGCGTCGTTGCGAACAGGCTCGAGCGGCAAGCCCTCAAACGTGTTGATGTACACGGCTGGGTCTTTGGTCATGGTCGGGTCAAAGACGATATGGTCGACATCCACCACACGCCGGTCCTGGCTGTTAAGCCACCACTTGTACTCATCTCCCAAGGCCATCTTCACCGCGCCCTCGGGGATCCGCCGCTTCTTTTCCCGATCCCACACATCCTTGGTGCCGTCGATGTAGACGTATCGCTCGATGGGGTCCAGCTTGAGCGCCCCGCCCTTTTTCGCTGCCAGGCGCTTTACCTGCTCCAGCTCTTTGACCTGATCGAGTGACACCAGCTTTTTGTCGGTGCGATCAATCCACTGCTTCGCCAGAGGCTTGCCCACCAGCGCTTCAAAGCCGGCCCGCTTCATCGAGAGCGCCTTGTCGAGGTCCCACACGTTGGTCGAGCCTTCCACCAATGCGAACCGCCGCAGCGCAGCTTTCAACACCAATCCATCTGCCCCCTCACCCCCTGAGGCCGAGGAGCTGGCCGAGCTGGCCGCTGCTTCGTCCGATGGGGTACGGGGAAGCTCATCGACCTCCCCAGTCAGGTCCGTCGCCGCGTCTGCTGGCTCATCGATTGATGGGTCATGGGGAAGCTCACCTTGCGGCGGCGGTGTGGGTGGCCGCGACTTCGCATCGATGCCGAGAATCCGCGCCGCCTCTCGGGTAGCCACCCGGCGATCACCGTCATGCACCAAGATGCAGTAGACGTCGAATGCGTCATTCTTGTGGCCGTTGCCCAGCGGATCAGAGCTGTGAT